CCGTATGGCCTTTAAATCTTTCCAACTTAGCCATGCGATCAAAATGCTCTGGAAAATCAATCTTGATCTTGTTCCAGTAACCCATGCCACCTTTGACACACCCAATGCAGTTGTTGTTGTGATAGCCAAGGCGATACATCATTGGCAATTCAATATCAGCGTTTTGCAACATGGCCAGACAATCTTCTTTGGACAGCCCTTTGTCAATCAATGGAGTCCAGATATCAACATCATTATTTGAGTCAATGAATCTATCTAATCTGCCTTGCTCCTCGGCTGTATAGCCAAAGACTTGTCGGTCATTTGGTTGCTCAAAGCGTTGTCTAACTTGTTTTTTCAAGGATCTTGTACATGGCGCACCTCTAGGTGTACGCATATAGTTCTTTTCAAAAACACGATAAATTGAGCGCTCATAGAAATCATTGCCCAAAATCTGGATTTCTTGGCCAAACCACTTCTCACACTCTTTGAGAAAGCGTTTGTTATCTGGATGTTCCTCAACCACCTCTGTATAAGCAATGATCAAAGGCAGTTTGCCAGCGTTGTCAGCAATAGCTAACTTAGTAGCCACAGCAGACGCAGCACCACAAGAGAACCAACAAATTATTCTCATTCTGGCTTCCTATCTTCCACATCCACAACATCTGGCGCACGTACATTGATGCCAATCACTGATGGCTTGTCCTCGTTGTCTGGGTTGTCCAGCAAACCACTAGCTTTAGCCAGGATCCGCAGCACCGCCACCTTGTCATAGAGATCAATCTCCAAACTAGACGCACCGTCCTTGTCCACACGCACCTTGATGTTCTTAATGCTCATCAACGCAGTCTCTGGAATCAGATGGCTAGGCTTGACCTTCACATGGCCATTCTCATCCCACGACATGATGTCAGTGATCTTGGTGTTAGCCATGGCCAGCAAAGCATACGCAGTGGCCTCCTTGTTCTTGACCAGCGTAGTAGAGCGCTCAAGACGCCTGACAATGGAGCGGGTCCCACCCCAGCCAGCTACTGGCGGGATCTGAGTCGGATATTTAGTACGTGCCATTACGCGCCTGGAGCATGGCTTCTGCCATCAAGTACGCTGTCTCAGCGATTGCATCTATTGGCTCTTTTTCGTCTTTAGAAAAAAGTGCAGCCATTCCTTCGCTTGACATAATTCCTTGCAATACTTGGCCAGCAAAGTAATCACGCAACTTCATTTCATCCATAGCAATTTGTTTTTTAGTCATGGTGAGCCTCAAAAAGGAATATCGTCATCCATGCTGGCAACAGCATTGGCAGCAGGAGTAGGTCTAGCAATAGGCGCAGCTGGAGCAAAAGGCTTTGGCTGGTCCAAGACCATGCCTTGTTGTTGGCCAGTCTGTCTAGGCTGCTTTGGCGCACCAATCTTGATGCTAAACCAATGCTCTCCAGCCTTAGTCTTACCAGGCTTGATGTCAATCCAGTGCAGCGTCCCATCAGGCAACATAACCTCACCCTTGTACGCAGGATGCCAATCCTCAGTCTTATTATTGTTCTTAAAAGCAGATCCCTGGCCAGGTCTTAATTCATAGTTAGTAGTCATTAACTTAGTCCTTTGGTTGAAAAAATAGAGAAAATGTGAATGTAGTAAAAGGTATACATAAAGAAATAGGGGAAAAATTCATTGAGGTCCCCCTACGGTGAGGTGGGTGGGTGGGGGGAGGGTACATCGAAAGTGCTACAACGCAGGATTGCAATGCCCAAGCACTCCCCTGCCATGCCTCTCTATAGGTACGCCACCCCCCTGTACCGTTCTCATACGTTGGTATGCGTTCAGTACAGCATCTGATAGCAGGCTCTACAAGGCTTTGATGCACCTTGTGGCTACCCTGATATTGACTGGATGGTTTCATGGCCTTCTAGGTGGCTTAGATTGCGTTTAAACAGCATCCATCTTGGTCTGGGTTGCCATCATGTGCATGATCCCATCAACCAGCGCCTGTTCGGTAGGCTCGATGCCCTCGGCATGGTAGGCAGGCAGCAGCAGTTCGAGCTTGGCCTCGATCTCAGCTTTTGAATACTGCTTTAATTGTTTGTTGTTCATAACATTAATATTAATAGATATAGTGTTAAATACGGTGTCTTTTGATAACCCTATGTTATCGACACTGATAACCCTATGTAATCGCTCATTTAAGTTATCCACATTGTTATCAACAGACTTATCCACAGATGTAGGTGTGTTATCCACGGGTGTTATTGCCTTGTTCTTTCTCTTCATGTCGTACCCCTTTGGTGTTACTTTGTTACGGTTGGTGATGGATTCCTTTAGCATCTCTGCTATGCGTCTGAGGCCTTCCTTGTCTACCTCTTTTTGTAACCTTTCTTCTTCAGCTGCTATGAGTCCTGGTGGCCTTGCATCCTCTTTGTTGGACACCATTGCGATAGCCTCTTCAGCTGTAATCTCTGGATCAAAGATCACCCTGACTGTCTCATTCCTGGCATTCGCATAGCCTTTCCTGAGTACCTCGATGTAGCCCAACTTCTTTAGCTTGGATATCTGCCTGCTGATTGCTGGCTGGCTTATGCCTAAGTCACCAGCTAGTCTTCTCTGGCTAACCCAAGTGATGCCAGCTCTGTTACAGAACGCACACAGGCCTGCCAGGACTGCTACACCAGCTGCACCAAGCTCTTTGTCAAACACTGCCTTGAATGGCAGCACCACGATCTTCCTTTGGTCTGGCAGTGGCTCTTGGAGCTTTAGCCTGGGTTTAGCAGGCAACTCAAATGGCAGTACGTTGTCAACCATTGCGCTCATTCTTCTTTATCTCTCTCATGTATTGCCTGACCTTGGCCTCTGCGTTTGCGCCATATCGAGCGTCTAGCTGACTTAGATGCTTGTCTATCAACGCCTTGTCCCGCAAGACTTCCCAAGTCGTTAACAACTCTCTGCCACACGCCATCAGCAGGGCGTCTAAGCTGGGTGAGCGCAGCTGGCTCGGCCTGCGGTAGATGTAAGGCCTCTTCATGCATTGCTGGCCTTCTTGCGGTTTCTGCTGTGCTTGGATAAGTTAGCAATCCTGGTTAACTTCAGCTGCTCCATGTGAGTGGCGTCCAGGATCTGGGTAATCTGTTCTGTGGTCTTAAACGTGTGCAAGTTGCCACACTCATACCGTCTGACAGTGATATTGTTTTCACGCTTGCGGGTTTCTTTGACCAGAGTCCAGGCGTTGCATATTGGACACTTCATTGGCCAGCTCCCTGGTTGACCTTCTTGGCCAGCTCTAGCGTGATCTTGCGAGTCTCGTCCAGCAGCTGTCTGTAGTCCTCAACCTTGTGCATCTCGGTGTAGAGCGCCAGCTTTAGTTCCTCGATGGTCTGCAGCCACTGTCTGACCTCATGGTTAACCGTCTGGCTCTCCACCACAGTGCCGTCCTCGTCCCTGTACAACGCTATGTAATCCTTAGTCTTGTGCATCGTCATAGCTCCAAAAGATAAGCAGCGCTAAACCAATAAATACAAAAACAACTCCACCTAAGAATGCAAGAACGCACAGCAAAATAATGTTAGTCATTACTTAGCCTCCAGCTGGCGCACACGGTCTGCAAGCTGACGCACCAGGTCAGTCAGCAGCGCTACTTCAAGCAGCAGCTTTGTCTCTTTGCTAGGGTTACGCAAGATCTCTTTTTTGACATTACTTTGACGCTCAACCTGGTTGAATGCCTCGTCCTCTTCTGGCGTGTAATCAATCATGTGTCTTGCTCCATCGCCCAATGAAGAATGGCCAGGGCATCGGCCTCGTTATCGTCTGTTACTGGGTGGCCTTTGGCCTGCATGGCAGCCACCATGGCATCTTTGTTGGCGTTGCCTTTGCCAGTAGCGTGGAGCTTGATGGTCCCAACTGGCACACCTGAGTAAGGGATCTGGTGGTGTTCGCACCAGCTAGTTAGCGTGGCCATCAAGCCACCGTAAACGTGAGCTGCATCAACTCCCTGGTGACGCCTGACCTCTTCAAAGTAGACCGCCTGGATCTCTCCAACGCTGGCGCTGACCTCTCCGAGCCACTGCTTGAACCTGAGAAAGCGCATACCGCCACCTTCAAAGCGTTTTGGTTTGAGATCTACCCAGCCATGTACAACCTTGCCCTGCGTGAGTGCTGCCCAGCCAGTGCGTGTGCCGAGATCAATTGTCAGCATGGTGGTGATCACAGTACACCCTTCCTACGCATCTTCTCTACCCAGGCCTCGACTGCCTCACACGGTGGATCGTAGGCCTCGATATCGTCTGTCCACTCTAGCGCCTCGGTGATCACCTCTTCTGGAATATCTTCACCATCTTTGGCCATGTCTAACAGCTTGATTGCCTCTTTGGGTGTCATGCTTGCGCTCCTATTAAGTTATTCAACCGCACACTCAGGTCTGCATACTGCCTGGTCAACGTCTCTTGCAAGACCATATCAATCATCTGCGATCTGCTACGTGCTTGCGCCTTGCAGGCACGGTCTAGCATGATCAATGTCTCTGGCCGTATGCGTACAAAGATTGGCTGCTTGGGTGTTTTATTCATAATCTGATGTAGGATGATTGCACAATGCAAGCGATGATATCAGTAGGACAATTAAATTAAATCGTCACTAGGGTATACACCTAGAAAATAGTTGATTTATTTGGGTTTAGAATACATCCAAGCGATATCACAGTGATATCGTGAACCACCGAGAAACAGGAGTTCAAATGAAATACGTAGCCTACTACCGTGTATCCACCGCCAAGCAGGGTCACTCTGGCCTTGGCCTTGAGTCCCAGCGCCAGCTGGTTAGCCAATACCAAGCAGACATTATCGGTGAGTTCACCGAGATTGAGTCTGGCAAGATCGACAACCGCCCACAGCTGGAGCTTGCACTTGATCTGTGCAGACGCAAAGGCGCAGCGATCCTGATCGCCAAGATTGACCGCCTCTCACGTGATGCAGCATTCCTGTTGACCTTACGCAAGGCAGGCGTGGACATCATCGCAGCTGATATGCCCAATGCTGGCACTCTGGAGTTCGGTGTACGTGCAGTGGTTGCACAGCATGAGCGTGAAGAGATCAGCAAGCGCACTAAACAGGCCTTACAAGCAGCCAAAGCACGTGGTGTAGTACTGGGTTGCCCAACACCAGAGATCGGCTCTGCAGCAGGCAATGCTGCCATCCAGGCACGTGCTAACAGTTACGCTGACCGCATCGCACCAACCCTGCGTGATGTGATTGCTATCTCAGGCGCCAGCACCTTGCGTAACCTGGCTGCAGAGTTGTCTACTCGTGGCGTTCAAACCCCACGTGGCAACACCGAGTGGGCAGCCAGCCAGGTCAACGCCCTTATCAAACGTCTCAACATCAACCTCAAGGAGTTTAGTCATGCGTAAGACCACACCGTACAACACTGGCAAAGTGGCCATAGGCTCACGGTATGAGCCTGCCAAACGCCACACTATGTCGCTCGATGAATTACGTATCCAGAATTCATTGATCAACCAGTCACAGCAGCTGCTCACCATGCCCTATGACAAAGCCATTTACGTGCTTGGTGTCGTGGCCTTGGTAGTCATCTACTTAACCAATTAAGGGTACGCATGACAGTAGGTCAAACTATCCGAGACGCCCAGCTCAATCTATTTGAGCAGCGTGATGCAACCTTCCTGGCACGTGCGAGAGCGCTGGCCGTACAGATCTGCCAGGCACAAGGCAGCGTCAGCATCAATGACATCCGACAAAATCTTGCTCTGCCTGCAGAGATGCACCCATCAGTATTGGGTGCTGTCTTCAAAGGCAAGCAGTTTAAGGCCGTAGGTTTTACCGAGGCCACCCACCCGCAGGCTCACGCTCGCATCATCCGCATCTATCAACTCAAGGAGTCCTTTAATGGTCAACAAAGTCACGCCTGACACCATGCTGTCAGCATCCCGCTTATCTTCAGTCATGGGTATGTCTAAGTACAACACGCCCAATGACGAATTGGAAATGTCAATCAATGCCATCCAGGGCAAAGAGCGCCCAGACATCGGCAATGAATCCATGGACTGGGGCAACCAGCTGGAGCCTTTGATTCTCAATGAGGCAGCCAAGCGCTTGCTCCTTACAGACGTTGTCATTGATCACGATAAACCGTTCTTTCACATCATGCTGCCACTGTGCTGCAGCCTCGATGGCAGCGCCCAAGGCCGTGGCCAGGTCATCGTCAGCGATCCAGACAATGGCATCTATGTTGTCGGCCAGGACTCGATCACCCTCGATGGAGTTGGTGTGTTAGAGGCCAAGCTCACTGCCATGGAGCCAGAAGATACGCCACCTCTGTGGCGTGGTCCCATCCAGCTGCAGGCTCAGATGGATATCATGCAGGCCAAGTGGGGTGTGCTGGCCACACTCTACAAAGGCACTCAGCTGCGCTTATTTCTCTTTGCTCCGCACCAGGCCACGCTGGACAGCATCGCCAGAGTAACCACAGACTTCCAGTCCCGCCTGGATAACTTCAAAGAGACTGGCTCGATTGACTACTACCCACCGCAGGCAGGCGAGAAGTGGCCAGACGCACGTGGCGCCTATCCAGTGGTAGAAGACACCGTCTTGCTAGATGCCGAGGCCACCGAGCTGGCGCAACGCATCATGGATAACAAACTGCAGTTAAAAATTCTAGAGCAATCAATTGCTGCAGATGAAGATGGCATCAAAGAGTTGATGGGTAAGTCAACCAAGGGCATCGCTGGTGGCTACACCATCAGCTGGCCAACTCGCAGTTACAAAGCGCAGCCAGAGAAGACCGTGCCAGCCAAAGAGGCTTACACAATACGCCAGTCAACTTTAACAATTAAGGAATCTAAATGAGCAGTCTTACTAATCGGCAGGGCTTTGCGCCAGCCAACATTACCGAGGCCATACAGTTCAGCGAGATGCTGGCCAACAGCAGCATGGTACCCAAGC